CTTATCAGTAACCACAGTGTACTTCCATCCTTTGTAAATCTTCATAATAATGTCTCCTTATCCAATAGAGGCAACCTGACGTTGCGCGCCGTTGTGATACCCAATCCACATACCCCGGTGTTGCATACCAGAGCACACGCCACCAGTGTTCAGAACGATACCAGTACATACGTGACCGGAGCCTACAGTAAGTTCTTGATAGCTACCATTGTGGGGATACCACTCAGGGTTGGCGAGCCAGATGTCACCGGGGAAGTTGGCACGAATCCAATCCGCAATGTTGTTCTGAGGCCCGAATGCACTGCCTGTGATGTTACCATCGCCACCTAATACACTACCACCATGTGTTCTGAAAGAGCCAGAGACTACCTGACGAGGAGCATTAAAGTCCCCATCACGAGTCCACGTATAGGACGCATTTGCAACACCTCCCTCGTTAGTCGTCAGTAGGTTCCACTGCGCGATTCTGTTGTTATCCAATAGAATACCCATAGTCCAAGAGCGAGCATCAGCCCCAGCCTGATAGGAACGCTGTTTGATTAACGGGAAGAACTCATTACCACTCGAAGCACGAACCTGTTGCCACAGTGGGGCATAGTCGTTGTACTGGTCAGAGTGCGCACCAGAGAAGTTAGCCTGTGAATCAATCATCGACTTTGTTACGACCTTGGAGTTGAACGTTGTGTGTGGGTACATGTCAAGAGTAGGAACCCCTGATACTGGATATACGAAGTGCATATGAGTGAAAGCACCAGAACCAAACTCTCCACCCGGAAGCTCGGTAACAAAGTCGGAGTGAAGCGCATTACCTTCAGCCCATAAGCCCTGCCGCCAAACGTGCTCTAAGTTGTCAGCACGAACAATAGAGACACCGTTAGTAAACTGGTGAGAACCCTTCCACTTAACGTCGTTACCAGTGATTCCACGGATAGAGGCCGCTAGTGCATTGTTGTTCTCCAGCTTGTTCGCCTCAAGGATTGCCCTTTCTTCGGAAGCCTTCGCGTTGGTCTCAGATGTCTTTGCCTTCTGTGCCGATTCGTTAGCCCAGCGAGCATCACCAGAAGCAGCAGTAGCAGACGCGGCAGCAGCGTTCTCGGAGTTCTTTGCCTTGTTGACAGACTCATCTGCCCACTTAGCGTCAGCAGCCACAAGGCCACGCATACGCTCTACATCCTTCTGAATAGCCATCGCCCATTCGTTGTATTGGCGGGAAGAGTAGCGACCATCAGCGATGACACCTTCACCTTGCGCCCAGCGAGCAGACCAGTTGGCAGATGTTGCCGCTTCATTCTTAGAGTTCCATGCTGATTCATTCCAGCCCTTTACCTGACCAAGATTGATAGCATCACCATCCTCTACAGCATTCGCTAGGTTCACAATGCGGCGACCACGCGCATCTAGGTTCCCATCGTTGTTAACGCCAATCGTATCCGCTGTTAAATCACGAGCCTCTTCAGCAACGTGAAGTGTCTGGATTTGAGCAATGTTCAGGTCATAAGCACGGAGGATAGAACCATCAGCAAAGTCCACCAGACGGTCGGTAACGGAGGTGTAACGACGAATCTCAATCATGGTGTATCCATCAGATGGACTCCACGCACGAGTGGTTGTGATTTGAGTCTTAGTGGTAAACCGGAAGTCCTGATTCAAGACCAACTCTTTGCGGTCTTTACCAATAAGAGTCACCGAAACGAACTTACGCGCTAGATACTCAAACGTGATACCGAAGTCCACAGTAGAGCCATTCAGCGGGTAAGTCATTACGGTACGAATTTTAAGAGCCATAATGTACCTCCTTAGTTGGGTATAATAAAGGGAAGCTGTGTTAGCCTTCCCAATAGTGAGTCGTATTGTTTACTTCTTGTCAGCCTTAATGTGAACACCGTTGGCCTCATAGAACTTAATGAGCATCTGCTGAGAGATTGGGTCGTTAGGAATCATCTCTCGGTGGGCATTCATCAAGCCAGTCATCATCTCACGCTCGGTCACTTTGTTAGGAGCCGTAAGGACACCATAAGCATTTCGACCAGCAGCAAGAGTGGCACCAGCGAACCCAAGAGCAGGAACCTGTTCACCAATAGCGCCCATAATGGAATCACCCATGTCACGAGAAGTTACTGCCTTATTGCGCTCACGCTTGTCATCACCTTTAGGTAGAATCGTAGAGCGGACCATAAGACCTTGGTCGTAACCGGCAGCACCCATAGCGAAGTTGGCGATACTCAACGGAGACCCAAGGTGTGAACTTCGGGAGGCCGCAGCGTAGGCAATCATCTTAGGGTCCAGAGCTTTCTTCAAGTAATCCTTCTGTTGCTCTTTAGGAAGACCAGCAGCTTTCAAGTGAGCCTGTGCCACGTAGTAGGAACCAGCAAGACCACCAGAGATAGCATAGGTCAGCGCCATGTCCATAGCACGATGATTCTTAAAGGCTTCGTTGCCAGAGCGGATAAACTTAGAGTTCATCGACTTGATGACAAACGACTTAAACTGAAGGACTAACTTAGCGGTAGCACCAAACGCATGGGAATCCTGTAAGGAAACCTTATGAGGTCGGAGCATCGTCTCATCAGCAACCTTATCAGCTAAACGCCATAAGTCCATAGCACGAGGGTCGTTAGCCAGCTTACGCTTGTCCTTGAAGGTGAACTTACCGTCTTCACCACGAGTCACGTTCTCCCGGATGAGAGACTGAATGCCTTCCCACTGTTCCTTAGAGATACTCGCAGACTTCAGCATGTCACCTTTAATCCACTTGTTGGCACCTTTGCCTGTAATAGCGTGAGTGACCACATCACCCATCACACCCTGTCGAGCCATGTCCAGAAGGTAGTTTGATGTACCGTTGAGGAACTTGGTCAGTGGGGAACGGGCAGCTAACTCTTGAGTTGTGTGCTTAATAGAACCGACAACCTTTGCTGCAACATCAGGTGTATCAGTTGACTCACGGAGTCGCTGAATGATGTCTTGACGAGTCGGTCGGATTAACTGGTCGAACTCTTTACCGAACACCATAGAGTGGAGTTCTTTGAGTTCACTACCGGAGACTGGCTTGTTGCGGAACGCTAAGTCACGCAGTACCGGAATACCATGAAGCATCGCACGAATGTTACCCTTCGCCAACATACCGGAGATTTCGGTTAGGTTCTGCAAGCCCATATATGCGTTCTTCGTAAAGAAGGACATATCGGACAGGGCACGGACCATAGTGTCACCTACAGTATCCTGATTACGTCGAGCACGACCAGTGAGAATCTTAACGGTATCCTTAAGTGCTTCCACTTCACCTTTCATCGTGCCCTTCCCTTCTGACTTCTTATCGAGAGCCATAATGGAATCCTTCAGTTCAGCAGTGGTCTTCCCTGTGCCACCCATGATAGCAATGTCACCATCAACGCGGCGGTCATATGCTGGCATCACATGCTTCATATCGAAGTCACGGAGGTCGTTCACAGAGAATGGCTGTCCATTAGGTAGGGTGACTGGCATGTCAGAATCGAATAGGTTACGGGCTTCAAGGAATGAGTTGTTCTCAATACCAACGAGACCCTCAATGTTATCGTCAATGACACTTGAAGAGTTGAACTCATCTGTCTTCGCAATACCATAAGCCTTGTCGCTGGCATGTTTCATCACCATCTCTTCGGTTACAGCCTTCGTGTCGATGCCCAAGGTCTCCGCTAAGTGCTCATCTACACGAGCCTTAACTTCTGGACGTGAACGATAAGAGGTCATCCAGCTTGCAGCGATTGCTTCCTGTAAACCATCAGAGCCACCAAGAGCCTGTGAGTACAACTGCTTGGCTTCCCGTGAGTACACATGAGGAACGTAAGTCCCTTTGTGACGACTGTTAGGGAAGATAGAGTTGGCCTTGTTACCGAACATCGACGGGTTCTCCATCATCTCCCGCTTGAGGTCAAAGTGTTCCTTCATGATGTCCATCACCTTACGCTCTGCCTTGGTCAAGTTAGCCTGAAGTTCAGGACGCTCGATAGCCACAGCAGCACGACGATAGATTTCTTGACGGGCACCTTGAGCACCACTCTTGAACATACCCACAGACCACTCGGGGTCAGCCATTGCTTCCTTCATTGCACCATAGAGGTCATTGTAGGTTCGCTGGTTGGTACTGTGCAGTCGCTCTTTGATGTCAGATGCGGTAGCACCGAACTTACCATGTGAGCCAGACTCCATCCCTGTAGGTGAACGCACTAAGTCCTTAGCGAGACCACGGATTTCAGCATGTTCAGAACGTAGAGTTCTCAGACCGATTTCACTCAGACCACGCATAGGCAATCCCCAAGCAGCACGTTCAGGGTCTACCTCGGCGAACTCTCTGGCTGTCATCGGGTTAGCTAAGTTGGTGTCACTGATAATAGAACCATCACGCAACACTACGGCACCCGGTTCGGTCTCAAGAGGTGAATACTCAACGCCGTTGTGCTGTGAGAACACTCGGTCTTCACTAGGAGGCATACGGCTTGCATCATAACCACCAGTGTTACGTGCAGTCTCACGAGCCTCAAAGCGCATCTGTGCAGCAGCAAAGGGGTTCTCAATCTGTTCAGCACCAGACTTACGGAGACCAGCGGCAACACCATCTGCCACAGCAGTCAGTCCACCAGCCAGTAACATCCCAGCAAGGGCAGCTTCAGCATAGTGAGCATTACCACCAGCAACGGATGTACGCAGACCCTCAGAGGCAACGTTAAGTGCACCAGCTTGAGCACCCACCATCAATGCCTTGTTCACCAGTTTGAATCCCTTGGCTGTACTCCCTGCGAGTGGGACGTAGGTCAACGGGTCCACACCAGCACCAATCAGGCCAGCAGACAGCTTGGCACCAAGTCCAGCATCAGCAGCCTTAGCATCAGCCTCGAAGTTCTCGTTAGCCATTTTGATTAGCTCGTCAAGGTTCTCAGCGGAACCACCAAGTACAACGTTCATGTACGCAGGGTTCTTTACTTCAGTCCGAATCTTCTCCAGTTCTTCAGGCGACCATATGTGGCTATTAAACCGTGTCGGTTGAAGTACGTCAGTGAGCACATCAAAACCATTGTCGCGCTTACCAGCACGGAAGGCAACACCCAAGGTTGAGTTGGAGAGTTCTGCTTCAGCAGCACTACCGAATCCGAAGAAGGTTGAACGCTCATTGGCTTCGTCAAGAGTTGTTCCTTTTGCTTCCCAATAGTCTTTACCGAACGGCTGATTGGGAGCGGCCTGTTCTTTACCTTGAAAGGACATTTCGTGAGACTCAGGGAGTTCTGTTGTTACCTTTCCTTTCTTCCCGATACCACTCATCGCAGCATCAAACGGAATCCCTTTAGCCTTTGGGGTGATACCGCCGAATGACTCAATGTCTCCACTCTTAGGAGACTTAGCGACATCCAGAAGTGAACGCAGATAGTTACGACCTTCGTCCCCAATGTTTGCAAAGTTACCAGAATCGTAGGCTTCCAGTTGAGGCTTACCATTACGTCCTTCACCTTGGTTGTACGCTAGGGCAGCTTTAAGTTCATCACCATTATACTTCTTAACGAGGTCTGCAAGGTAACGAGCACCTGCATCAATGGACTTAGCCGGGTCATTAAAATCTTCATCGTTCTGGAGACCATAAGCCTGACCAGTTGCCTTAGTGAACTGCATGACACCTCTCGGTCCTGTTGGTGATTGAGCCGTAGGCTTAAAGCGGGACTCTACCCAACCGACCTTCCGAAGAAGGCCATAGGAGACTCCATGTGTGTCAGCAGCTTGTTGAAATAACGCATCATATTCATGCGGTTCGTTCGGGTTATACTTATCCACTTGGAACCTCCTATCGTGGTCTGTTAGTCTTTACCAGTTAGCGTATCCAGAATACCTTTGCCACTCACACTATCGTACATGCTGCCAGAGCGTTTAGGCTTCTTAGCTTCACGTTCACGCTTGCGGTTCATAGCTCGTGTATGTAGGGTTCGCTTGTTGGCATCTTTGAGTGCCTTGTTACGGGCTTCCTCGTCCAGCTTCGCTTGGTTCTCTTGATACATCTTCGAGAGCAACTGCTTGTCGTACCGAATGTTTACCTGTCCGGTAGTGTCCATCAGGTAGATAGAGTCACCACGCTCGAACACAGTGAGTTGCTTGTTAGTCACCCAAGGGTTCGTCTCAGCGAGTTTCTTAGCGGCTGTGTCGATAATGTCCTTACCTTGTTTCCAAGAGTCAGGGTCATCGGTCACACGCAGGGAGTTTCTCGTTAAGACACCAATGGTATCACCATCAACGTCATCACCTGTGAGAGTCGTAGTGTTCTCTTTGAGATACTTATCGACCTGTTGCATTGCCGCGTTGGGATTACCTGTGCGGTACTTAACGGAGTCGTAAATCTTACGAGCACCATTCTGGAGAGGGGACGGCATGTACTTAATCTCAGGAGACTCAGAGTTGTTCATGAGAGAAGCCCAAGCCTTATCGTCCTCGTACTGCATCTCTTTGGTCAGAGACTGTCGAGCCTTATCTGCATCCAGCAGGATTTGTGGGTCAATCCCTTGGTTGTCCATCATGTCCATAGTGAGGAACATCTCGGCCTTATCAGGATACAGCGCAGCGAACAACTCAGGGTCAGCATTACGAACACGACGAAGAGCATTAAGTGCCACTCCACCATCTTCAGGCATCTTCCCGTTAATCACAGCGGACGTCCACTCCTTCTCAGCATCACCAATCAGTTCACCAACCGCAGTACGGAAAGCACCCTTATCGGAGTCAGCCTTGAGGTAGTCGAGCTTCATGCGGTCCTTCTGTGCATCAGGAATACCCATAGCGTCGATGTCAGCCAGCTTCTTGTTAGCATAATTGACCATATCACTATGAGTGAACTCACCAGTGTTCTCATTTGTTGGCATATCGCCATACGCAGTAGACACATACTGACCATTGAGTCGCTTCTGGAACTGTGCATCAATGACGTTCATCTTGTTCATCGACTTCTGTTGCTTGTCCATCTGCTTGGCTAACTCAGCGGTCTCCCGCTTCATCCTGTCCTGCATCTGCGTCTGTGCATTGATTAACGCCTGACGTTCAGGTGTCATCTCTTCGCCCGGTTGCAGTGTGTCCAGTTCAGCCTTGATGGATTGCAACTGTTCCCAGCCAGTGTTCACGTTCTCTTGGTTCAACGCAGAGTTCACATTAAGTTGGAACGCCTCGGTCTTCTTGGCACTCAACTGGAACTCATTATGTTGAGCCTTAACCATCAAGTTATTCCACTGTTCGGCACCCATCAGTTCCTTGAAGGTAGTCTCCTTGCCATGGAGTTTGACCTTGCGGTTCTCAATCTGTTGTAAGAACTGACCACCACCTTCACGGTTAACCACGTCAGACAGACCTTGGCTAATCATGGTGAACGCTTGGTCATCACTAGGGATACTACCAGTCGTCAAGCCAGCACTGAAGTAGTTCTCAAAGAACTCACCAGCATACGGAGAACGTAGGGTTTCCGGGTCGTTCAACACAGAGTTCAACTCTACGCGACTGTTGATGACAGCACCCTTCTTAGCTTGGTCACTCAGGAAGTTATCGTGAGCACCATAGAGGGCGATGTTACGTTCAGTGATGTCGGAGTTGAAACCTTTCTGATAGTGCTCATCAGTCTCGTCGATACCGAATTGTTCCGCATAGTTCTTAGCGGCTTCTTGCAGTCGGCTGTGACGGAACTCTTCCAACTCTTGACGAGTACGGAACTCACCGTTCTTCACCTTCTGTGCCACTTCGTCATCTACAAGATACGCAGCGTTACGACCAGTCTTAATCTTAAGTGCTTCCATCGCATATGGGTCATCCTGATATAACAGTGTCCCATTCTTAATGGCCTCTCGACGTTGCTCAGGAGTCAGCTTACGAATAATCTCGTTAGAGCGTTCATCTGCTTTATCCTTCTGGTGCTGGTCATACTTCATGTAAGCATCCGCACCCATCTCAGCAAGTTTACCTACAGTGCCAATCAGCTTAGACTTCTCGGCATACTTAGGGTCTTCATAGACGGTTGAAGCCTTCACTTCCACACGACCAGTGCCACGCAGACGACTAGTAGACGGAGCATTCATGCTACCCAATGCTTGAGCTAACTTACTCATAAACTGTACCTCCTTTATTTACTTTGTCCGGTAGACTTAGCATCTGAAGCCTTAACCTTATCGGTAGCCTTCTTCGCCAGCTTGCCCTCTAAGAGTCCACCAGCAGTTGCGATGCCAGCTAGCTTACCCATGCCCAAACCCAATGGGTCAATGATTTGTTCCAGCTTGCCTTTCAGCTTAGGTTCAGACTTGTTGATTTCATTGATTTGACTCACTGTGTTCTCTCGGTTGGCAATACGCTTCCCTAAGATGACACTGTAGTCACGTTGATAGTTCTCAGTGAGACCTTGAGACTCTCGAAGGAAGTCACCCTCGGTAACGCGAGCTACACGTTCCATAGAGTTACCTTCAAGCATCCCTTCACCGATTGCCGCACGGATAGTCCCCATGTTTCTCACACGGTTCATACTCGCTTGGGTCATCTCTTGGACAGTTGAGTCGATGAGGTCACGAGATTCTAACTTAAGGTTAGCTTCGTTATAGTTCATCTCCTTTACCATCTGCCAACTTTGTCGACGACCTTGGTCAATCTGTGCGGCCTTTGCCTGTTCACCCTGCATACCGCCCATAACCATAGACGCACCTTGCATAGCGATAGGGATTGCAGCCATCCAGCACATAGTTAACCTCCTATTGTGAATAGTTGGAATTGATTACTGTCACCAGTAAACTCATTGTGGAATACCGCACCGATAGACTTCAAGAACCTAATGTGGGACTTATTGCCTATCCAGACATAGTTCCAGATTATTGGATACTGTTTGAGCATCGTATCGCGGTACTCTAGAATGAGCTTGCGGAACTCTCTTCGTGTCTTCATACTCAGTTTCCACACACGGGCAGACGTAACGAACCACACTTGGTCTCCACGGTTCCCTCCAATTGCCACTGGCATCCCATGAAGAGACATAGTGACGCACTCAGAGGCTGGTGGAAACGAAGGTTCAATGCCATAGGCTTTTGCCTCAGCGATGTCTTCAGGTGACGGTGTGAATCTCTCGAAGTCTGATTCTTTAGTAGGTCTGATTATTAACATAGAGTTTCTCTCTCCTATAGTATAAACCCCTTCCCAATAGTGAGTCGTATTGTTCACTAAATGAGTCGGGGTGTTTATGATTAGATACCAGAAGAACGACGCAGGTAGTTACCTTCCCAGCCACAACCAATCACGTTAAGTGGCGTAGTGTGGTCAGAGATGATACGGACAATGTTCAACTGTGCGTTGCCTGATACCGGGAACCTGAATTGACCTGTGCCTAGGTTTAGTGCCCCAACTCTAAGAGCGTTTGAGCCTAGCCGTGCACCTGCCATATTGTATCTGAACAGCCTTGATGTGTTCTCAACCTCAATATCGAATGCACCAGAGTTCTCATAGTTTAGCCACGCACGTCGAAGCTGCAATCGGCCTATGTCCTCGGTTGCTGTAGACCCATCGTCAGCGGCCTTCTTGATGAGGAATTTAGAGAATACGTATCGGAAGTTAATATTGAACCCTATGAATATTCTAGCACCCTCCTTGTTCCCATTTAGATACAGTTCAGGACTAACATACCAACCTTCAGGTGGCTCTTCAAATGTCTCAACCCTACCATCCATCTCAACGATAGAAATGTTTCCCTTCTGGAATCCCATTTTGTACACATCCCACAGATGTACCCGTGTCTTGTATGTGTCATCATTATAAGCACCAGCAGGTATTACATATTGTGTCTTGTTGTCCAGATAGATACGGTAAGGTTCGTCCGAGAAGTCCACAGAGTCTTTGGTGAACATAGCCTTAGCCAGCCAGATTTGTGAGGCATTCTCCAGAAGAAGGTACATAGTTGACCCGATAGAGTCACATGCCCTAACCTTAACGTTATCCCCAAGTTCCCAATGAGACCACGACTGTTGTGCGATCTCTTCGTTGAGGTACAGGAACTTGTATATGAACACCTTGCTCGGAGCGTTAGCAGATAGAACGGACACGAAGTTCTCAGTTCCTGACCCACGAATAGAGAATACACCATTCGGAATGTAGCTAGGAACGTGTGCACTCATATCCTCAGCAGACTTCACTGAGCTAACATCCTGTACCGCATAATAGCGGTTTAGTGACGTATAAGAGGCACGAGGTGACGCAAAGTAGACACCGCGCCCAATCCCATAAGGTCTCGCTCGGTCTGACACATCGAACTCGGTAGTGAGGTTTAGCTCTACAGTCTTCGGTGAGAGGATACCTTGAGCGGACAACACGAACTGTGCTTGGTCTGACCATAGGAGTAACTCTTCGGAGAACGGGACCGCGTACTTCAGAAGTGAGATTCGGTTGTGAGAGACAGCCACGTCAATTGGGTCATCATCTGACAGGTTTGCTACAGAGGCTGGGAACAAGTTGAAATACTTCGAGGTACGAGACATCACAATGTTCTCACCAGCAATGAAGCCTAAGCGGTTCCTGAAGAAGAACACATCGTTGATTGTCTGCCCTACCAGTGAAGGGTCGGGGTTAGTATCCATGTCACCACACTTACGGTCCTCCCAATGAAGAACCTCAAGAGAGAACGACCCATCCGGCTTACGAATCAGCGCATGTGGCATTGATGGTCGATGGATACCAGACTGTACGTTCCACCCTACGACTTCCTTCCAGACCTTGCGTCCTGCATCGTACTGAACATAGAACGCATCAGAGGTCTTAGAGGTGTCCCCAACGATTTGCACAGTGTACCCATTGGGAGCCTCAAGTGGTAACTTAGAGAATGACTGTGCAGTATGTACCACAGCGTTCATTAGTTGGTTTCCGTAGCCGTCCTTAGACATTACTGTATCTACCTGATTACCTCCAGTGCTCTTGATGTGAATGTAGCCCTGTCCAACGTCGATTGCCCACCCATACTGCGATAGGCTCTCTCTCAGTTTAGTGGCTAGTTGTTCAGCAATCCATTGAGCGTCGGTCTGGTTTACATGTTCGGGGGCGCTACCATCCGCAATAGTAAGTGATGCGTGTACGCCGCCATTAATGCCAATCTGGAAGGTTCTCCCATACTGACCACCACGGATGTTAATCAAGCAGTCGCCCTTGGGGTTCAGGGGGTATACTGGAATGGTGTTAGCAGAAACGGTCCAATTCCGGTTAACGATGAACGTATAGTCTGCTACAGTAACCATACGGAGGTCATCTCGTGGATTTGGAGTACCAACGTAGGTCATATCACCAGTAACTGTATACTCCTTACCATCAAGGTCGAACACGCGGATAGTACCACCAGTGAACACCACATAGTAACGCTCACGCTCATCTCGGTTAATCAAGTGAACGAGAGGGTTCGCCCCTAGACCACCAGCATCGCTAAGGGTCTTGATGAATACAAAAGGTGGCCTCTTCTGGAGACCTTCAGTTTCAGACGACCAGCCGTTAATCTGTTCGGCACCCTGTTCGGGGAACCTTAAGATGTCTGGTTGTTGACTGATACCGCCTTTCAGGTTCTTGACGGATTGTGAAATAAGAGCCATTAGAGACCTCCTTAAGTTATTAGCGAGACAGCAGACCACCAGTGAAGGCATCGCCATCAAGCATGTTGAAGTTACCGAAGTCCAGTTCGTACTCGGCACACTGCATCTTCGCTTCTTGTTCCTCTTCGGACAACACAGCGTCAATCTCAGGAGCACCAAAGAATCGGTTGTTAAACTGTCGAGCAGCCTTGGTGACAATCCAGTAGCGGAAGCATTCAGGCATCTCGTAGAACTCTCGCAGTCGGATGATGGTCACAGTGATTGGAGCCTTAAACACATCGGTAGCGTTGGTTCTGTCATAGACGTAGCCACCACGGTTTACATAGGCAGTGGCACCGCCATCCGAGAACACAGCCAAGTAGTCAGACATGTAGGGAATCAATCCGTTGAACACATCAGGTAGCAGCTGTTGACCTTCCTCAATGTTGAACGTCCAGCCTTTGGACTGAATCTGACGGTTAATCTTATTGAGGATACGTCGAGCGTTCGCTACGTCTGCGTTGGCATCACCCTCAAGGGTTGATACTGGAGGTTCACCGATAGAGGCCAAGATGTCGTTGACAGCAGACAACTCTTCGCCTGTCTCAAGCGTTGTTTCATATGAGCGCATGGTTAAATGTCCTCCCATTAGTGAGTTGAAAAAAACCCCTCAAGCACCCGCGAAGGCACCCAAGGGGTTTCATATAGTTATTACTGTTCAGCAGCTAGTTTTGCCGCCTTGTTAGCAGCACGGGTACGAGCAGCTTTCTGCTGTGGCGTTAGCTCTTGCTCAACTTCAGTAAGGGACTCATTGTCCCCTACGAGTTTGCGAGAAGTTAAGCCTTTTTGAAAACCAGTGCACCTACTGCTTCTGGACGCAGACCACCGTGACCCATAGCGTACTTAGCGATAATCTGGTCAGCCTGATAGTTAGCACGACGAGCACGTTCCAGCGCCATGTCTTTCAGCTTCACAGTACCAACGGCAGAGCGGTGGCAGAACAGACCAACAACGGTATCCAGAGCAACCTTAGTGTCACCCGTAGCAGTCACAGGGAATGCGTGTTTCTGACCAGACGGGCTTGTGCCTTCTTCTGGACGGTCATCACCAGCACCACCAGCAGTCAGGTGAGGAACTTCGATTACTTCAAAGCCCATGACGTTGCGGATAGAACCAGTAGACGGGTCAATCAGCGCCTGATAGTTGGCAGCGTTAGGCATCAGAGCAGCCAGAATCGCGGAGTAGTTATCCGGAGTGGTGTAGAAGGTACGGTCAGCAGACGGCACGTAGTTCTTAGTCAGACGAGCACGAGCCAGAGTCAACTGTGCAATGATTGCCTGACCCAGCTTCACTTGGTCACCTTGCAGGTCAGCCGCAGTGCCTACTTCCAGTACACTTGCAGTACCAAGACCGGCGATGTTCTCATTGGATGCAGCCGGGAGGTTACACAGTTTAGCCATTTCAGCCAGTACCGCGCCATCAGCAGCCAGAGCCAGAGACTCGCCCAACTGAGCAGTATACTCAGAGCGCACGTCATAGTGGTTCATTGCGTCTTCGATGTCGTAAATCAGAACGTCAGCAGTCAGCAAACCATCAATGTTAATGGTCTTCTCAGTGTGCTTCATGTCTTTACGTTTGTCATCGAGGTTCTCACCCGGTTGCAGATAAGCAGCTTTGGTACGACCCAGCACAGGGAACTGCGCGGACTTACCGGACTGAATAGAACGCACGAGGTGTTTGTTCATAGTTACGGAGGTACGGGTAAATGCAGTCAGAACTTCACCACCGAAGACCTTCAGGAACAGAGCCAGTTTATCGCCAGCGCTCATGCCTTTACCTTGATCCTTACCAATCTGTTGTCCACCAGTCATGTTAGCCATGTTGAATCTCCTTCTGTTGATTTATGATAAAAGTTTTAAATGTGTGAGGTACTACTTGAAACGAGTTGGTTCTCATTGTGTATCACTCAAAGGGAGATACATCCCATCTGGATAGGTCTACGAGCGCAGACATCGCAGGGTCTAAGTCTCTCCCAATAGTGAGTCGTATTAATTTAGAACTGACTGTACATCATCTTGCGCTCAACTTCCGCACGGAACTTACTGTCGTGGCGATAGCGAGGGTCGGACATTGCAGCAATCATCTCAGCCTGTGACTCAAAGCCAGACTGTTTGGTGCGTACAGGTGCAGCAGGTACGGCACGTTTAGAGATACTACGGGCAGCAGGTTTACCGAAAGTCTTCGCACGGCTTGCACCAGCGAGATTCACGATAGCCTTCACAGTGGAAAGGTCACGGTTCTCCAAGGCACTAATCAGAGACTCAGCAGCATCCGGGTTGGACACTTCGAGGTGATTGTAGATTGCTTGGAACTGCGCTTCACCGCCAGCATACTCCATAACGGACTGAACATACTGTTCTACCAGTGCTTCCTGACCACGGATGTAGGAGTCAACAAACGACTTGGAGTAACCAGCTTTGGCTAACTCTTCGTAAGACTCTTCAGACAGACCGTCCTCTCCGTATTCCTGTTGGATACGCACGATGGTTTCTTCTGACAGGCCACGTTCAGCCGCCTGATTGACCATCTCTTCGAAACCAGCTTCGTGCTCTTCGAGTTGACTTGAGGCTTCGTTCAGTTCATCTGGAACGTCACCAACTGGTTCAAACTCTTCGGAGCCTTCTTCGTAGTCGATTTCACCTTCTTCGGTTACTTCAGGTTCACCATCAGTGGAGATACGAATCTCAGTACGATTCTCGTCTTCTTCACCAAACGGGTCTGGATTACCATAAGGGTCATCATTGCCGACTAACTCGATTGCATCATCACCATCACGGGCGGCAACATCGAGTTCAAGCATAGCCTGTTCGTGGTCAGTAGGAGTAGACCCACCGACAACCGCAGAGTTCACACCGAAAGATGCGTAAACATCAGCATTAGATTCACCGGACATATTGTATCTCCTTTGATAATAAAGTTTAGAACTCAAAGGGAGGACGTATTGTCTCTCCCATTAGTGAGTCGTATTAAATCATGCCAGCCTGTTCAGCCGCAGCTTGCATGTTCTCAGGGCTTGCAGTAGCCAGAGCACCAGCACCAGCACCAGCAGACGCAGCAGCGTTCTCCATAGCAGTGCCTTGAGCGGCCTCAGCCATTTCCTGTTGCTTCTCTTCAGGTGTCTTAAGGATACCAGAAGTGTCGATGCCGATAGCGTTCGCAATGCGCAACTTAATGGTCGCAATGTTGATGTCCGGGTCATTCTGCATAGGAGCAAGAGCAGACCACGCAGCGATACAACGCTCCAGCTTATCGAGGTCTTGACCACGACCCAATGCTTCCATCCCGGTACTGATAGTAGGCTCAACGGCCTCTTTCGGTAACTCAGGAATCTGATTGGTTGCTTGAAGTTGTTTCAGCAGGACACGAACCATAGGTAACTGAAGTTCCTGTGAGAGAATCGAATAGACACCACCAAGGGTATCTTCCAGTTCCGATGCAACATAACGAATCTCTTCGGCTGTCACACGCTCACCAGTACGCTGTACCGCAGAGTTCAACATAAAGGCATAGGACAGTCGGCCTTCAATCTGTTCACTTACAGCTTTCGCTACAGAGAAGTCAGCGGCCTTTTCCAACTGAAGGAACGAGATGTCTTCTGGACGACCAGACACAAAGTCACCTGTCTGTGCTTTCGTTAAGCGACGGACCTGTGTGATACCAGCCGGGTTAACCAAGCCGATAACCTTTGCACTAATCATGGACATCTTGACGATTGCTTCCTGAAGGTTCTCAAGTGAACGTAAGTCACCTAAGTATTCCTCACAGTACGAACGACCATATGACTCTCCATCAATGCGCACCATGCGAACCGGGATATACGGACAAGCGTCCACCGGATAAGAAGCATCTGTGCCATCAACTTCAACGCCATCAATCTCTTCGTACTTCAGGTACTCTCCAGATTCCTCATCGAGATAAATGTGAGTGTACACATCAATCATCTCGTCACCCTTATGTTCCTGACCAGAGTCCATAGAGTTCCTTACGTCTTCTGGAAGTGCTGCATAGGCAGTCTTATCCAAGGTCACAATCTGTAATACCGTGCCGAATGCGTCTCGTTGGACAACATAAGAAGACAGTCGGTATAACTTCATGGGATTGTAAGTCCCTTCAGGTTCAGGAATGTACAGCAGAGCGTTACCAGCTACGACCAACTGCTTGAGGGTCTCAAAGAGTGTCACACGGTACGAGTTGGACTCGATGTAGTTCATCAAGATTCGCTCGACCATAGAGAGACCTTCTTCGACCTTCGCTAGTTCGGCAGGTTGTGCTACCAATTGTTTCGCTTCGAACTCAGAGATGGTCAGCTTCATCCAAGTCTGCATGGGGAACAGAGCAAGCATGAGCTTAGAGGCCAAGTTGTTCAGACCACGAGCACCTACTGCTTGCCACGGAGTCGTGTAGTCAGTAGAGGCGTTATCGGAGTCCTTCGGGAACAACGAGGGGATGGTGTACTTCGCGCAGTTTTCCGCACGGGTCTCATAGGAGTTCCGGTCGTTCTTCAATGCGTCATACACCGCCTTGGCACCATTCTCAGCGAAGCCTTCACGTTTCTGTGAGCTTGCCATTTAGTGCCTCCTTATCAAATGTTTATTCCACTGCCAGAACTGCGAGCGACACTCAGTGATTTCTTACCGCCAGCACGAGCTTTCTTTTTGCCTGATTCAGTTTGAGACTCATCATCGGTATCAACATCATCTTTACTCGGTGGCTCAATAATCTGTGCAGCAGGAGCGGGTGCAGCCACTGGAGCTGCCTGTTGTACCACAACTTCAGGCTCTTTCTGTCCACCTCCAAGCAGACCAGTGGCTGCGCCTACAGTCCCCTTAACGATGTCCTCACCAGCTTTACCGACCTGCTTAACAGCCTTCTTGACTGGCTTAGTGACTTTCTTAACAGTTTTCTTGATAGTCTTTTTGATTTTCTTACCCATGATTATATCCTCTTGAATACGTTTCGAATTGACCCATCGTGTTCATGTGCACAACGGGAGACCCACTGGCAACCTCTACGAGTCGCCTCAGCTAACACCCAGCGCCAGACCCAAGGTGCGTACCCTGAGCGTGGCTTAATGACTATATTGGTTATATCCAATATGTCACCCTTATGGTGTATGTCGTTGCTGATACAGAGAGCTACATAAGCCACAGGATAACCCTTGGCATTCTTAAAGTAGAACTCTTCGTACCCAGCGTCATCCATAAGTTCATCCACGTAGTCAGCATACTCGCTTAACGTAGTGAACCCTTCTGGCAACCCTAAGTGCGCCACAGTCCAGACAATAGCAGCCGCGCGTTCTGTGCACTTATGTACTGTAACCATTTACCGAACTCCTCCTAATTATCTCTTCTTAAAGACACTGGTACGAATACCAGACTTAGTTTTATTCTTGGCTGCATTATCAGCCTTCTTGGACTTCTCAACGGAGTCATCCAGTTTCACCTTCAGGGACTTCTTGCCACCAGTTGGCACCTCAGAAGAGGTTCCGGTGTCCTTATCGGTATCATCATCGCCACCAAAGAGGATGCCTTTCGGTTCCTCAGTGAGTGGTGCAGGGTCTACCGCTCGGACTTTGTTAGTGTCCACTTTAGGCGTTTTAATCTTAGGCGACCAGCACATCAGATTACCTCCTGTTAGATTAGGATTCTGCCTGTTCCTTACGGATTGCCTCCATGTCGTCTAAGGTTTGAGACGCATAGTTGAGACCCGCGAGGAACCCAGCGATGTAGCTTTCAGACCACCCAGCCTGTTTCAACCGATTGATAAGACCAGACTGAATAGCATATCCAGCATTATACTGAACCTGTAGATACTCCATGACACTCCGAGGAACGTTAGGAATATCTTGTGGGTTCTCCATGTACTTCTTGATAGGGGTTAACATAATTAATGTTCTCCTTAAAGTTAGAACTTAAAGTAGGTATCATATAGGCACCCCTCTCCAATAGTGAGTCGTATTGATTTCACGTAGAGAAGAATGCCTAGAGTTACACACTCAAAGTGTTGTGATGAATGCAGCCCACACTATTGCGAAGGCTACGATTGCGAACGCTACGAACGCAACTGTTCCGGCGACCATAGGTAAATCTCCTTGTCGATAAAGTTGTACTCTTCGAAACGAAGGATGCGAGCCATCTGACCTTGCTTAATGATTTCCTCTTCGGTCATCCCAGCTTTGGCACCAAGGGTCACAATCGCTTCCCACAAGGTTCGGTCTCCCATGTCAACCTTCTTCCATTCGAGAACTGTCTGACCCTTACGGGCACCAGACTTAAAGGTTTTCTCAACCTGTTCAAAGGCATACGGGTTCTCTAACCACTCAGCAGTGGTCTCACCCCAGCCCGGAATGCCACCATAGCCATCCGTCAAGTCACCTTTAATGGTCTGATAGATGTGCCAGTAGTCAGCAGTCGTCTGGTCTTGAGTCAAGATGTTACCAGTAGTGCACCACAAGAAGTCACAATCAGGGATGGTCTTAAAGTCCTTATCACAGGAGACAAGCACAGCCTTCTTGAAACCAAAGTGTTTAGCACCAGACCCAATGATTCCCATTACGTCATCACCCTCTAAGCGAGGCTCAAGGATAGATGTCCAGTCCTCAAAGGCTTGAACACGCTCGACGAACGCACGGTAGCCTACAGGCTTACGGGATGCCTTACGGTTCTCCTTATAGGTTGGGTCAACTAGTTCCTTACGCCAGTTCACAGAGTCAGTGAAGGCCAACACGATAGGTGCATCACGCCAAGCCTTCTTACGGCTCGCATAGGACTTAATGGAATCCACGAGGATACTCCACGCTTTCGCATGGTCACACTCTAATGTCCACACATCGTCACCCCAATCGGTCTCGACTTCACTTGCTGCCATCGCTTGGAATACCAGCCAGTCACCATCCATGACCAAGACACCCTTGTCAGATTTGCCTTGGCGTAACTCATAGAACTCCTTCAGTGTAATGGCGCTCATAAGTCGTCCTCCCCGTAGACCATTTCGATAGCATCTGAATAGCCATCCCAATTGTCCACACCACAGGCTCTCAGAGCGTTCAGGAACTCTTGGTCTTTCTCAAGGGACTGGATGTACGCTTGCATGTCATTCCACGCTTCACGAGTCACCTGTACGTTGTCAGTATGCAAACTCATACACAACCTCCCATCTTCTTCAGGAATCGGACACCAGCGCCTGTTACTTCCCAAGCGCCAGCATTACGCCCATCGACTGATAGGCAAGAGATATGACCACGACTCGCAGCCTCAGCCACCAGTGACGCATTGTTGCGCACATAGTTCGACTGAAAGGTCTTAGGGCAGCTTTTAATAGCCGCCAGTACACGTAGATAATCACCCATTACTTCACCTCACGAATAGTTGCAGGTGCAAACTTAATGCCCTCTCCGTGGTGCTCAATGCCCATCTCACGGATTTCATTACGAATGCCCTGCTTAACAGCAAAGGCAACAACACCATCGGCACCATGAGTAAGAGCCTGTACGAGTAACTCTTTGTCCTGTGCACTTACGGACTCACCATCACGAACGCTGCGAGCCAAATCCAAGATGCGTTCCTTAATCATATCTTCAGTCTCAGAGTCAACCTTTACGGTCATTTCGAATGATACTTTAAAACGTTTAGTAATAGCCATGATATATTTCTCCTGTTAATTAGTGACATACAGCCCAATTCGGCCCCATCTTCCCTTCAGTATCTAACTGACACCGGAAGTTAAAGTGGTCGCCTACCCAACGCATAGCCTGTTGAGATACTTCGATTACAACGTTGGCAATCTCTTCTGTACGGCAAGCAAGCTGTTGCTCATCATGAATCCATCCCATGAGGCAGAAGTCACCATCCCATCCGTGTTTGTAGCCCATCTCAAGGAGCATCTCTTCTGTCTTAACAATCCACAGTTTACAAATCAGAGCACCAGCAGACTGCAACAAGGTGTTCAGCGCAGCGTGAGGACTACGGACGTGTACTTTACGACCATCCAAGCCACGAACCCAACGGCGCTTCCAAGTTACTTTCTGTTCGCCACCAACCCACTTGGAGTCCTTGACGAGTGTCCCTGTGATTGCTTCACGTAACGCAGCGATAGCCGGAGTTTGCTCAAGGAAGTTCTTGATGAGTCGCTTACCATCTTCGGCAGTGCCACCAACAATCTGTCCAATCTTCGCAGCACCAGCACCATAGAGGAACCCATAGATAAACGTCTTAGCGTTGTCACGAGTCGGCAGACCAGCAGCCAATTGGTTCTTCGTATGAATGTCACCCGTTAGGATGGTCTCAACGTACTCACCCTCATCATAACGATACATGAAGTGGCCCAAGCAACGTAGCTCAAGGCCGGACGCATCCACACCAACTTGAATCCAAGGGTCTGGCTTACCGTCTTTCAGGTTATGCTCGGCACCGAAAGCAGCACGACAAGGTTCACCATAAGCAGCACGGATTGAAGGCACCTGTGCCACGTTAGGGAAACTATGGGTTGCACGTCCAGTTACCGCACCGTTCGGGTTAACGCTTCCGTGAATACGACCATCGTCTCCAATCATTCGGAGCCAGCCGTTATCACCTTCAGCAACCTGACCGATACGCTTCTGAATCATAAGGTATTCTTTAATCAACTCAATGCAACGCTGTGCATCCGGGTCATCAACCTTAACGTGCTCTAAGACCTCATCGTCTACCTTTGGTGCACCACTAGGAGTGAACTCAACGGGAACCCAGCCAGCCTTGGTAAGAACACGAGTGATGTGGTCTCGGCTCGCAGGGTTAAACACAACGTGCTCAACCGGAGTATACGGAGCACCCTCAACGTAATCGCGGGTATCCAACTCACACGGTTCTAAGCCTTCACGTTGCTTCTTGTTCTTAGGCTTCTTAAAGATGCCACCCTGTTTCGGGTACTTCACACGAGGATACTTGGTGAGCGGCTTTCCGGTACGAGGATGCCTGAATGCTTCAGTACCGCCCTTAGCGGAGTACCATGAGCCAAACGTATTGGTTAACTCTACGAGTAGCTCACCACGTCTGCCAGCGAGTTCTGCGTAGAGATTCTCCAAGGACTTGATGTCAATAGGGAAACCATTACGTTCCATCTTGGCTAACAGCCATGCAGCATCGTGTTCCAGTTTGACAGCCTCAAGGCTACCGTTCCAGAAACGTTCTGCTTCTGTGCTTCCAGCAGGTGTCTCGTTAGGGAAATAGAATGTGTTGCTACAAAGTTTCTCGAAGAGAGCCTTGGTGACTACAACGTCTTGAACGTTATATTCCATCATGTCTTCGTTGAACAGCAACCACTCCATCCCATCAACGTATTCTTCACCAGACTCAGCCAGTGAAGCCTTGAAGTCGTCCTTGTACTCACCCTTCATTTCACCTAATCGATAACCCCAAGCCTCCAGAGCGTGGGAACCAAAGCGTTTACCCGGCAGCTTGCCAGCACGGAGCAGACCAGCATCGGTGTCTTTGATGTTAGAGTAAATCAAGCGGGACATCACTAGGGTATCTAGTACGTTCTCTTTCGGGAACTTAACGTCGCGGCCTAACAGTTTCTTGGCGAGCAACTCAATTACCGGGATGTCATACTTGTGACCATTATGGAACACAATGAGACCACCACGAGCAACCTCAGCTTCGAGAGCATCAATGTATGCCCCAAAGTCATCAGGTCGATAACGGATGTACTGGTCAGTTGTGTAGTCGTAAGTCACCGCACAGTGAAATTGACTAACGTTGTGCAGCAACCCGTTTGTTTCGATGTCGGATAGTAACATTGTGTTTACTCCTTAAAGTTTAACGATGGGTGTATCCCATATAGTCTTTCGCGTTGATTACCTTCAGGTTCTCAGCTTTGATTCCAACGTTGTTGCTGGTCACTAAGGTTCCATTAGGAGCAATGCGGGACACTCGTGAGCACCAGCAGATGTTGCCAGCGACCGTGCGCACGTACCATAGAGAGGATGTCTCAGTTGATGCGCAGAAGTCACCTGCCTTAATGTGGGTCATGGTGTCCTTATCGAACAGCTTGGTGTTTGCCTTGGCAGGTTTCACCCATTGACCACGAGAGCGAGTCCACCCTAAGTTCTTCAGGATGTGTACCGCAGAATCACGAGCACATTCATACTCTTTTACATCAGCCAGTTCAGCTTGCAGCTTAGAGATTTCAGCTTCGATTACATTACGATTACGCATAGTGTTGTTCTCCCATTAGTGAGTTGAATAGATTTCATACAAAAGTTAATCACTAAGGCCACCCGTAGATGACCTTTAGTTTAACTCTTTAGATTCCAGACTTCGCAGCCAGAATCATGCCCTCTTCGCCAGCCACTTTGGACAGCAGGAGTTCACGAGTCTTATCTTCACCTACAGCCACAGTAGCAGCTACAGCAATGGAAGCCGTCAGACGACCTGTCTGTGTGTCATCCAAAGTTACACGCTGTGTGTGCGCCTTGGTGGACTTACGGTCTTTCCAACGGTAGACCAGAGTTACCTTGCCGTTACGAACGTTGATGTGAACTCGACGAGCATACTGGTCGATGGTGTCAGACAGACGGATTGTGTTGCCGGGGAATTTAATAGCCATAATGTGTCACTCCTTACAGAAAGAATTTGTTGAGGTCGGTTGCTTTAGCTGCAATCTTAGCAGCAGACGTTACACCAGCACTTGCATCTTCAGACAGTAGACGTGCCTGTTTAGCCAAGCGTTGTGCCTGTGCAGCATCTTTGCGAGCCTTGTCGTTCAGGCGTTTAGCTTCACGGAAGTACATTTTAACTACCAGTTTACCGAGAGTGTTGATGAATTTAAACATTGTGATTCTCCTTAAGCGGATTGATAAGTGGGAACAGAGTGTCTGTCCCATTAGTGAGTTGTATTGATTTATTCTTTGACTCCCAATGCCCGTATATGTACGCCTGTTCAGGAGTCAGTAAGTCTCCATGCTGTACACGCTCAGGTTTAAAAGTCTTGACCATCGTCTTCTGGTTCCCAGCCGCTATCTCCTTCTCCTTCATCTTCAGGTGATGCAGTCGGTTCAAGCCATCCGGTTTCTTTGTTGTAGGCCATGTGTCCAGCCACGCCAGTATCGCCAGTAAAACGACACTTGAGAACACGCAACTGGACAAGATTAGGATAGTCACCTTGCTGGTTACGCTCCAAGGCAATGATGGTATCGCTAAGTTGACGTAGTGCGCCAGAGCCACGCAGGTCAGTAATACTAACAGGACGACCTTCTTCATGTGCTTTCCCCTTCTCAGGATTCTTGAGGTGACATATTACCACAACGACCACACCTTTAGTCTTCGCAAAGGCTTTCAGCTTGGTCATTAATCGGTCAATCGTCTTACGCTCATCAGAGTTATCTTCCATCCCGGAGACCACAATAGAGATATGGTCAAGCAGGATGACGTTACAATCCAAGCCATCGACCATATAGGCCAGCTTTGCAAACAGACGGTCTTCCTGTGACTCCGCAAAGGAATCATACAGGTGGAACATATCTGTGTTGAACAGTACATCATACCATTCATCGAAACGTCCGTCCTCTAAGATTTTCATCTTGAGTTCTTTGTCTTGACGCAGACGTACATGGTTGTTCAAGCCCATTAAGTCCTGAACGGTTTCCTCAACGGCTTCTTCGAGCATCGCCAAACCTACCTTTGCCCCACCCTTGCCCCACATGAGCATCTGTTGGCGAACGAATGTTGACTTACCCATACCGGAACCGGAAGTTACCATGATGACTTCACCACCACGAGCACCAAGTGTCATATCGTTGAGCTTCGGTTGACCCGTAAAGAGCAGACCTGTTGTTTCCTCTTTGACCATAGCTTCACGCACTCGGTCTTTAAGAGACACAGCGGAGACTACACCATCAGGCACCCAAGGTTGAGCATTCCAAATCTGGTCGGTTACTGCTTTGGCTTGTCCATTGAGTAAACACTCATTGGCATCCTTAAGAGGCAGTACAGCGACTCGGACTTTCCCGCTAGGTAGGACAGGAGCACACTCTTCGATGGCCTTGCGACCCGGCTCATCCATGTCGAACATCAGGATAATCTCGTCGAACTGGTCGAAGTATTCATAGTTTGCAGCACATGTTTTCTTTGCGGCTTGAGCACCCATAGGGAGACTCACAACGGGATACTTCCCTTCTTGAAGTTGCGCTACGGTCAGACAATCAATCTCACCCTCAGTCACCACAATCTTCTTGCCACCATTCCATAACTGCTTACCAAACAATAGGTCAGCTTTGAGTTTCCCCTTAGCGGAGAACTCTTTGTTCTTGTCGCGCACCTTCTGACCCACAAGGTTTCCCTCAACGTCATAGTAGTTCGCAACCTGAAGCATCTCTCCGTTGACCTTCGCTACCCAATAGCCATACTTACGGCAGATAGCTTCCATAAGGCCACGAGCTTTTAGGTTCGTGTAGCGACCGTCTGAATCCCCAAAGTTTAACAGGTTAGACATTTTGTCACCTCCAGTGTTGTATGAGCTTCTGCGAGTCTTTGCCACGGTCTCACGAGTTTCCTCGGTTCCACGTACATGGTTCTGACACACAAAACAATACTGGTGTCCATCAGAATACATGCCATTACCATCTGACGACCCACAGTTCTCACAAGGTAAATGATAGAGGAATATACTCTCTTGTTGTTCTTCCATATCCATGATAGGACTCCTACAGGAACGGACGCAGTGCGCCACAAACAATAATGATGATGACCAGAAGTGTCACCGGAAGTGCTTCACCAAATAGCTTACGCATAGTGGTTACTCCTTATACAATTTTAGCGAACAAAGGGAGAAACCTTTCGGTCCTCCCATAGTGAGTTCTATTAATCCTTTCGGGTCAGAATGTAGACCATTGCCAGCATGAAGGCCAAGCGATAAACCAAATCGTACAGACCCATCTCGTGAATAATCATCATAGTATTAACCCCAATCACTAGTTACTAATTCGCCAGTTTTCAGCCAGCGACTCAAGTTGAAAGACGGACACGCTTTAGGTGCAACGTCATGGTGAGCTTTCACTTCAGCATCTGGATACATGTCCAGCAGGTCTGCAAGTTTCTCTTTAAGAGAGTGCATCTGCGCTGGAGTAAAGTTAGCTTCGTACTTGCCCTTATCGTCGATGCCACCAACGAGACACACACCGACTGACTTACTGTTCCAGTCCTTAACGTGAGACCCAACGACTCCGACCGGACGGCCTTCTTCGATTGTACCATCACGTCGAATAATGAAGTGGTAGCCTACATCAAGCCAGCCCTGTTCTTTATGCCACTGACGGATTTCACGCAGACCAACATTCATGGTCGCCTTAGTTGCGCTACAGTGGACAAAGATTGCTTCTGTCACAGCGCGTTGTTTGAATTGTACCTTACTCATTTCTTCTTCACCTCTTTAAATTTATCGAATGGAACATCCTTAGAAGGCTCTTTAAGCCAATCAACTGGAATTAACTTGTCAGCAAACAGAATGCCATGCTTCTCGCACCACTCACCGTAACTGGTCGGAGACCCTTTGTACAGCTTGGAGCGGCTTGAAGAGAACACGATGCGAACATCAAGTTCAGGATACTGTTCACGAATCAGCAAGTGTTTCTTGCGGTCCTCACTGTCCCACAGACCTTTGGTTTCCACAAAGATGCCATTAGGTAACAGGAAGTCCGGGCAATAGGTATGGTTGCTTGCAGGAACAACATATGGTACACGCCAGCGCTCATAGTCGAACTTAACGTTCTTTGACTCAAGCTGTTTGCTTACCTTGTCCTCCAAGCCAGAGCGAAAGGCACCCACACGAGTGCCCCGACCTGCATATCCCTTAGCCATTAGAAGTCGCCATCTTCATCTTCGTCGCCTTCATCTTCCGGTTCTTCGTTCCAACCAGAATCATTTTGGGGACGTTGACGGGTCTGGCTTTCATCAGCTTCGTAGCCATCTTCTTCGATTTCATCACCCCAATCGTCATCACCACCACCGAACTCGACCAGCTTAATCAGCATCACGGAATCCAGTTGCAGCTTAACGGATGCACCCGCCACAGCAGACCAGCCGTAAGGGAACAGAGTGTATTTAATCTTCAGTTCAGAGCCGCCAGAGATAGCTGGGCGCTCACCACGGATGCGCTTACCTTTGGAGTCCACGATAGCCAAGTCGATTGGTTTGTTCTCACCAGTCTTCTTGTCAGTGAACGAGCCATAGCACTTGAAGTTGAACGTAGTGGTTCCATCTTCGTTATCCATGAAAGGCATGTCGCCAACATATGGCTTCAGCGGTTTCTTACCCTTGACAACTTTCGGCGGGTTCGCTTCGTACTCTTCAAGTCGAGCAGCATAGTCCGTCTCATGGGCTTCGACAATCTCGTCAATCATTTTCTGACAGCGAGGGTCATCGTTGGATACAGTCAGTGATACTTTGTAGACACCACGTTCGTTCTTGAAGTCACCACTACCGAAGTCTGGTTTAGCCAGATAGCAGTAAGGTTCAGCAACACCACGAGCGGAAGTGAATACTTTACGTTTTGCGAATGCCATAATGATTCTCCTTTGAAGTTTCTGCAAGTTAAAATGGGAAACGTTGTGTCTCCCCAATAGTGAGTCCTATTAAACCTTTCGGTCTGGACGGATGCGTGTCACTGCGAAGCCAGCCGGGACATATTGCCATTCAGCTAACTCGTTGGCCTCTTCAAGAGACACAGCGAACACAGGGACTTCGAACGATTGGCCTTGGCCTTCTACCGTTGCGAAGAACTTCTTGTCACCGTTGACCAGTGACCCTTTGTTTAAATTGCTCATTGTCCTCTCTCCTTCCACTGATTGTATAATTCAAGATAGTCGGTGTTGCCTGTCTTTTCAAACATACGCTCACACCATTCGCTAGGTTTAAGCATCGTCATATTCAATCACCTCGTTACGTGAAAGATATACTTCTTCGTCATGCTTGTTCATGATCTTATAGAACTTACCGTCCCATGTTCGCTCTGCAAAGAATATGTCATGGCGTTTAACTAGTGCCATCATATCATCTTCACCCACATACTCGACCTTAATAATCATAGCACTTGTCCTTATGTTTCTCGTACAGTTCACCGTAGAACCCAGCTTTCGCCATGTCCTTCTCTAAGAATGCCAGTTCGGATTTCTTACCAGCACGGAGGCGGTACTTAAGGATGTTCCCTAAGCAGTACCCTTTGAACTGTTCGCGGGTCATCGACCGGGCAATCACTTCGATAGCCTCAATGTCATCAAACAACATATAGTGGCTCGGAGTCCGAACACCCTCTATATCTTGTGGTTTGTTAACTATTGGCTTACCAACATGTTGTGGGCAAGTGTGTGGGTAGCGGTCATCATTCTCTAAGCAAGCTATACACCCAGTTGCTCGTACTGGCGGGTTTTCTTTTTCCCAAGCTGCACCATCTAACAGTCCCATTAGAACACCCTCTTTATCTTGTGGTTTGTTAACTATTGGCTTACCAACATGCGGATAGCGGTCGTCACCATTACATGCTTCACAGTACGTGGTGCTATCACATCTTCCTGTGTTACGTGACATTAGAGCACCTCCTTGATACGTGCAATGACCAGACGGACTTTAGGGAAACGCGTGACGAGAACCCGGGATGAAAGGCCGGGAGCCAGTGGTCGCTTCTTTATATAAGCCAGTCGTAATCACAGCGTGAACACGGGGTGCTAACTCAATGATCGAACCAAGCACTTTAGGGATGACTGCATGTTTCTCAGAGGCCAGCACCGTAGAACGGTCAGAGCCACGAGCAGAGAATATGCCATTAGATTTGTTGAAGTGAAGTCTTAACATAGTTGTGTCCTCCATATGTGAGTCGTATTAGCAATCAGGCCAGCAGTTGTCGTCAATGATAACGAGGGCAAACGTGGCAACAATGATAGCAACAATTAGAAATAGCATGAGGTCGTTCCTCCATAGTGAGTCTAATAGAAACGCGAAAAGGCCAGCCCCGTTAAGGACTGACCGTTTGTTGGTTTACATCTTGACCGTTGGGTCTGACTCGACACCACGGAACATAGCGAACGATGGGTGACGCAGAGAACCGTCAGGAGTTTGTTCCATGTAGGCCACTTGGCACTGCCAGCCCTGATAAGGGTTAACCCAATCACTCTCAGTTCTTACATTTAGGATGTTTGTAGCATCAAAAACGTTATTGGTGAACTCATCCATCAACGCTTGGCTGATATTGTTAGCGGAGACTACGCGACCGGACTCAAGGAGAACCTCGAAGCCAATCACTTTACCTTCATTAGCCAGACCCGGAGTACCCCAGTTGAGTCCCACGATGACACCATCAGCTTCACACTCAGGCTTCATCTTCCAGTAGCCAGACTTCTTGCCACGCATGTAGAAGCCCAGAGGGTCTTTGACTACCAGACCTTCATGACCATCGGCACGGGCTTTCTCATAGAGGGCATTCAGTTCTACCATATCGTAGACTTCATAGCTCTCAGAGATGTCCCATTCGATTTCAGGGAAGTGCTCACGCAGAACAGGAAGCATAGCCTTAACGTGCTCACGCATTAATAGGTTCATCACTTCGTAGGTCTCACCGGAGACCATAGAGTCAAACGGCATGACACCGTAGAGAACAACCTTGAGTCGCTTAACGTCTAGCTCAAAAGGTTTTCCATTACAGTCCTTGCCCCACTCAGAACAATCAGTGTACATGAAGTTCTTCTGCTTGAGCCACTTGGTCCTCAGTAAGCCAGACCCTGTGTTAAAGTCCACGCCTTTGACCATCAGTTCACCATCAAGCATGAATCCATCAGGGAAGATACAGCGGTCATCCTTCAGGAGCATCTCCCAGCGCTTGTCGTACCCGTTGAGATGTGACAGAGCAGGAATCTCTTTGGAGACACGAGAGAGCCACGCAGAGTCAGCCGTATTGTCAACTACAATGTTACCACGAACGCCATCATATTTAATGTCAGCAATCAGGTAGCCAGCTTTGTCGAGGGCTTTATTAACGGCAGACTCAACGAATGATACAGCTTTATGTGGCGAAGTCTTAAATGTGATTTCCATGGTGGAACTCCTATATGTGTGTTATTGGTTAATGTTTAAACAAAAGTTAATCACAAAGGCCAACCTTTCGGATGACCTTGAGTTTACCTCTCGCAATAGTGAGTCGTATTACTTCCAGTCTTTCAACTGGTCATACATACGGTTCAGCCAATTGGTACAAGTGCTATAGAGAACGTCTTCGTCATGATGACTACAAATAGTAGAGTCGATAAGGCGACCATCCCGGTCCTCTATGCGCAGCCTGATACACTCAAGACGAATATGTGCTTCATACCATTCATCACATGTGACAACTAAGTCCAGCTTAAAGATTCGACCAGCAGCGGCCTTGAATGCGCTAAGATTCCCACCGTATAAGCGACCCATTAGATTGTCTCCTTCCAGTTGCGTTTCTCAGAGTTGCCACGTTGTGTCTTGTGACGTTTCTTCATGCGGTCTTTACGTTCCTGCCATTCAGCACCATGTTCATTGATTACGTTGTTGCGCTTAGTGGTTGGTTCAAAGTTGGTACGCATAATGTTGTTTCCTCTTAGAGTTAGAACTTAAAGTGTAGGAAGCCCATAGGCTCCCCAATAGTGAGTCGTATTACTTCCAGTGCTTCATATCACTGTGAACCTTGCGGAGCCATTCAGTCTGTGCATTACAGCGAACGTCTGCATCATCCTGTTCGAAACACTTAGCGGTCAGCATTAAGCCATTCCGTAAGACCACTCGAAGTGTCTCTCCGGCGACCATCCGTCGCTGTGCGAAGTCCTCATAGCGATAAGTCTCAACGACCACATTTGCATCATGGTCTTCTTTAAGTCGTTCGATAGCGTCTTTGTATGCTATTAAGTTACCACTGTATAAGCGTCCCATTAGAGTGCCTCCTTCCAGCAGCGTTTATGCGCACGGGTGCGTAATGGTTTATTAAACTTGCGACCCTTAGTTGCCTCGAAGTCATGAGCGTTACGGTTGGAACTTTTGGTCATCTTTTCGAAGTTACGCATAATGTTGTTTCCTCTTAGAGTTAGAACTTAAAGTTATCTTAAAGTGTAGGAAGCCCGAAGGCTCCCAATAGTGAGTCGTATTAGATTCCGTTAGGCAAACGCAAAGTCTGACTTCAGGATTTCTTGGAGGTCGAGAGCGCCTTTAGCTGGCATCTCAGGCATCTTGTCAAGCTGTGACTCGTGCAACTGGTCCGCAAACTGTTCATAGAAGTCTGCAAGTACATCGTTCTCTTCGTAAGTGTTGACCATCGTTTCACGCACTGCTTTAAACAGGTTGCCAGCATCAGCAGGGATAGTACCAAAGGAGTCATGAATCAGTGCGAAGGATTCCACACCGTAGACCTCATTGGAGCGCACTACAGTCATTCTCAGGTGGCTGCCGTCCATTGAGTGAACAAAGTTAGGTGCGATGCCTGACTCCTGCTTACGTGCGTCAATTCCGCTATCCTTGTTGGTGTTCACAGTAGGCTGCAAACGAATCTGACCCAAGAACATCAGGTTCAAACGAGTCTGTACTGCCTTGCGATACTCCTGCCACACAGGGAAGCCATCAGGTGTTACCCAATGTACCGCGCAGCGCTTGCGGAGAACCTCTTTAGTCTTCTTGTCCTTGACTTCAGCAGCCAGAAGTTTAGCAGCAGACTTCAACCAGTTCATCGCTTCAACCGCTGCGACCACAGTCACCGTTACAGCGTTCCAAATCAGTTTAGCCATATAGCTAGCAGCTTGGTTCGGTTGAGTGAACATCAATCCATTGCCATCGTCGATAGCTGGCTGAATGGTGTCCTCAAGAACTTGGTCACGGAAGCCGTACTCTTTGGAACCGTAAGCCAACGTCATGACCGAACGCTTAGTTTCCTTGCGAGTTACACCGTATGCCAGCCATTGACCAGCCAGTTCCTTCGTGCCTAACTTCAGCTTCTCAGTGATTTCGCCTGTGTCCTTGTTGGTCACTGTCTCTACTTCGTTGTCGGTCCCGTTGATAACATCTTGATTCAGGATTTCGTTCACACGTTCGGCAACGATGCGGTAGATGTCTTGTACTTCCTTGCTTGGCATCAGGTTAACAGCGCGTCCACCTACTTCATCACGAAGCATTGCAGAGAAGTGCTGAATACCAGAGCAAGAGCCATCGAACGCCAGCGGCAGAGAGCAGTTGTAGTTCATACCGTGGTGTTGAACGCCAGCATACTCGAAGCAGAACGCGAGGAAGCAGAACGGAGAGTCTTGTTCAGCCCACCAAGTGTTAGCAATCGGGTCAGCCGCAACGCTCATGATGTTCTCGTGGTTGTCCTCAATGAACTTGATGCGTTCTGCAAAGTCCACCTTGTCCACGCCAGCAGTGTTAGCACCGTGAATCTTCAGCCAGTAGTACCCATCGACACCGATTGGTTTACCTTTAGCGAGCGTTAACAGACCCTTGGTCATGTCGTTGCCTTGCGGGTTGAACATCGGTACAGCATACACACGACCGCGCCAGTCCATGTTCATCGGGAACCAGATAGCTTTAAACTGTGCGAACTTGTTGGCTTGCCCTAACATGAACTCCATGCTCATGCGACGAGACACACGGGCCTTCTCTTTGCGATAGATTGCGGAGGCCGCTTTCTTCCACGCTTTCAGAGCCGCTTCGTTCGTGTCGATGTCTTCAGGTTTGACAGGCAGTTCACCACGTTCGAGAGCAGGTACATCGTCAACCGGGCAATGCTTCCAGTTCACAATCTCATTGACCACTGCCAGAACCTTCTTGTTAATCTTCCAAGGAGTATTCTGTGCGATGTTCACCGCCTTGTAAACTTCAGGCATGTACACGTCGTTGTAACGCTCAAGTCCCTTCTTGGAACCAGTTCGAACCAGAGAGAGAGGCTTGCGACCAGCAGCCCAATAGCCGCCACCGACCGGACTCGTCCAAGGCTTAGGAGGGACCACGCAAGGTTGATACATTGGAGCGATTGCAGCCAGTGCACCAGCACGTTTAGATAACAGGTCAACGTATTGTTCGGTTAACTGGATGTACTCGCCATCCTTCTCAACGTTACCAGCAAACGGTCGGTGTAACTCAACGAGACCAGTAGACCCGATGAGCAGTTCCAACATGCGCACACCAACGTGAATTGATTCTTCAGGTGTCCATGTAGTCCACTTGGTTTGCAGTTGACCAGCGTCTAACATCTTGCCTTCTACGGCTTGCATGAATGCTTTCTTGTAGACGATACCAACGCGCTTGTTCAGTGCCTCCTGTACGTGATTCTTAAAGTGTTTCGCTTCTTCATCACGAATGCGTCCGAAACGTAACTCATCTTCAATGCTACGACCAATCTTAGTGGCGACCGATTGCAGGTTGGTAAACTCTTCTTTCGTCAAGCAAGCCAGCGTGACCTTCAGTGTGATGAAAGCAGCCGCTTCAGGTGCAACCTTCTGTACCAGATTGTAGGCCACTGGACGCTTGCCACGCTTCGCTTCCACCTCGGTGAACCAAGTGTTCCACGCCTCGATAAACTTTGGTGCGAGAGATGACAGGAGCGGTTTAGCCACTGCGTTATCACCGAACTCACCCGCTTTGATTTGACGTTCCATTGCCTTAAGGAAACGCTTCTCGCCTTCAGTGTGCGCTTCATGTTCTAACTCAAGCTGTGTAGCTGCAAGCTGTGCACCGTAATGGTCAGCCAGAATGTTGTATGGCATGATTGCGTTAGCGATGTCAGAGAAGTCGTTCTTTGGTGCGTTGATTACGTTAGTCATTGTTGCCTCACGTTGTTAAGAAAGTTTATCTATAAAGGCCAGCAGTCAGTGCCGACCTTGAAGATACACCTTATCAGCCCATCAGTTGAGCGTCAAGTACCTTGTCGATATTCAGAGGGAGACCCGCTTGGATTGCGAGGCGGTCCCCTAGTTGCCACTTAAGGCCGTTCACTTGTTCAACCTTGCGTGCCGCTGAGGGACCATTGCGGAACCAGAAGTTATTCCATGCAGACCCCATGAGCATCTCAGCACGGCGTTCGTTTCTATCAATGGCCCTGCGTTCGATGCGACCTTTAACAAACTGTGCCATGCCTTTGACGTGTAACTTACGGTTGCACTTACGGCGTTTCATGTTGGCCTTGCGGTTAACCTGAAAGGTTCCATTAGGGTCACGCTTGGCCTTGCGGTTGCGACAACGTTCAATGATGCGCTCGTTAGCTATCGCCTCGACCTCGGCAATCAGTGCTTCCGGGTCCAGAGGGAAACCGTCCTCACGTTCACGGTCATGTGAGAAACTCACCGGGTCAGTGATGTACGGAACATCGTTATCGTCGAACATAATGTTCCCGCTGTGCATGTCGAAAGATGCAATACCGTTGAAGAACTCACGAATCATCTTGCATGTCTCGATGAACTCGTAGTCACCCGGTGCAAAGTCGCTTGAGTCATAGTAATCCGACTCCACAAAGCAACGCGCGATGTCAGCGTATGCCCCATGGTCATCATTATCGTCGTCACAGCTTTTTAAGCGGTCCAGTACGACCGTATAGCAACCTGCATGACGTGCTACGTGATAGACGTTAGGGATACCCGCTCGGCCTTGGTGCATCCTACAGAATGCAGTGTATGCAGCGCCTGAATCCTCTTTCTTAAAGCCAACCTTGATGACTCGACCCGGTAACAGTTCATGCGAGTATGCCGCACTAAAGTGACCATTACCCAACATGCGGAAACCTGCATCACACATCAGTGCACCCAATGTGTGCCACCAGTCCTGATACTCCAAGCCGTTCGAGCCATCGGTGGCGTTACCATCGCACGTTTCACCGTTCACGATGTCAGCAGCCAGTTCGACCAAAAGAGGCTGGCGCTTGTCCAGTTCGCTAAGCGGTAGAGACTTGATGATTTCCAGACGTGCCTGAATGTCGGTGTAGTTCATTAGATTGTGTCCTATTTAGTTGAGACTTTAAGAGAGAGAATTGAGGATTAAACGCGCTTCTTTACGTGCCTTTGCCACCTTTCTGGCTGGTAGCCGCTTCAGGTGCAATGATCGCATTAGAGTCTTGTTGGTAGCACCATATGCCAGTGTGTACAGAACTTTCTTAGTTAAACTATCAGTGTGTTGCAACATAGAAGATACCTACCTTGTTAGCCTTAAAGCGCCCGTTACGTTCACGGGCTGTGAATCGTGGTAGAAAGCCATACTTCAGGTGCGAGAAGTTAGCCTTGTGTACCTTGAGACCATTGCGGAAGTCTCGAAGGAAGTACAGCGCGATTAGAGTGTAAACGAGTGCAACAAATGTATATAACATGTGGTGTTACCTCATAGAGTGCAAATAGCGTCATCAGTCATTCCAGCCTGCACATGTTGCTTGGTGTATCATACAGGCTTGATACTCCTCCTGTGCCAAAACCTCGTTTACCCAATGTGTGACTTGTTTACCGTATCGCACAACGTAGGTGCTACCCATTGCCCCGTGATCATACTCTCGCAGTGTTACAGTGTGTTGGCCTTTGATTTTAGATGTTGCCAGAAGTTTACTCATGGTGTTAGTCCTATTGCATGTTAAAGTGATAATCATAAAGGCCACTCGCTAGGAGCGACCTTGGGTTTATTACTCAGCAGACTCCAAGGCTATTGCCTTGTTGTTTTCGTACAGTTCCTTAAGGTGGTCCATTGCGAGCGACCAATCAAAGCCACAGCGCACCATGTCACTATAAAACAGTACAGTTTGAGCGGTCAGACCGTATTGCGTGGTGTTGTTAGCCATTACTCTTCATCCTCCTCGTACTCTTCAGACTCTTCGACTTCCTCAAGATACTCGTTCAGTAAGTCCTCAGCGTCTTCCCAAAGGTCAATCGTTAATTGCTCATAGATACGCGCTTGCAGGATACGGATTACGTCCTTGGTGTCCGGCATCAGACCAGAGTCCTCGAACTCAAGGTCAATGCCTTCGCTAGCCATTACGCTGAAAACGTCACTGTAATAGTGCGGAACGGCGATTTCAGCAGCCATGTACACTGCATCGTGCAGGTCATCAGTGTCACGGATGTCATCATAACGGATATTTTCTTTCAGCATTTCGTAAGCGTGATCGAAAACGTTGTTATAAGTCATGTTAGACATAGCCATCTTGTGTTACCTCATAGTGTGTGTATAGGTTAAAGTGATAATCATAAAGGCCACTCGCGTGGAGCGACCTTGAGTTTATCGCTTACTGTACTTGCCAGCGGCGACCGAACTCATCAATCGTGAAGCAACCTTGAAGCGGTGCGCCTTTAGGCACTTCTTGGAAGCTACCCGGCAGACGTTCAGCTTTATAGCCAGCAATACCTTGAGCGTACACTAAGCCAGCCGTGTGCGTCTGTGACTTATAGACCAATACACAATCTTGCTCGAACTCGTTACACGCCAGACGTGCAACCGCTATTGCTTGAGCTTTGTTAGCACAGCGTACACGAACGGTCAGTTCCTCAGTTGGTGCACTTGCGATAACCTCTCGATAACAACCAGTCAAATTTGTAGACTCAACGCTACCGTATTCAAGTGGTGCATTACGCAGTGAGTTAACCATGTGACGATGACGGCTCATATTGACTTCATCGCAGAGGTTGGAGCGGAACGCTGATACCAGTACATAGAATACGTTTGCAGGTTCGTTAGTGTAAATCATGATAGTGCCTCATTATGTGTGTTAGTGATTATCATAAAGAGCACACGTTGTTACTTAATGTGCGCCCTTGAGTTAATCGCTATCAGTCGGCGTCATCACTGGTTAAACGCTTGTGCGTTCACGTCATCCCCGTAGTTCTTGACTACCTGTCCCGCAGTAAGGGAATTACACGACCAAATTGTTAAAGAACTTTAAGTGCAGGTTTGTTAGCACCGAGTCACTTTCAGTGTGTGACCTCACAAGAACGTTATGTAGTGCATGTGGTACAGCTTACAGTTTTTAAAGGAGACTGTCAACCTGTTATTCTTTTATGCGATGAGTGACCGAATTCGACTCACGGCTAGTGCCTTATCCTTGGCGGGTCACGGGCAGGTTTCTCGGTTCCTATCCCTACACCCTTACTGCATGTCGTACATCTTACATCTTAACTTTACTGCCTGTCAACTACTTTTGTTTGTCACCGTGACACCTCATGTTGTTTCATAGGGCGACCAGTTGTTGACGACTGCTATACTACGTTATTTCTTTCGTTGAGTCAACCACTTTCTTATGTCTGGTTGATGACTACTTGAGACTCTTCAGCATTACCAGATAACTCGCGGTCTTGTCTGGTAGTTGGTAGCGTTGTGTCTCTCAACGGTTGCTATAGTCTCACAGCTGTTTCTTAGAGTCAACCCCTAGTTGAAACTTTAAGTAGTCTCAGAGTCTCTTTAAGTCTCTTTAAGTTAGCCTATAAGGAAGGGAATAGTAATAAGACTATAAACAACCATTCTCAATAGTGAGTCGCATTAGCTGTATGGTCTTTAAGGCTGGTCTAAGAGTGGTAACGATAGGTGTCTATAGACTGAAGGCACCGACTGAAGGTTAACATAAGGAGAGGCAGCCATAAGGAGTAACATTAAGGTTAGCGTAGCTAATAAGAGGTGACATAAGGTGTTAACTCTAAGAGGAAACATAAGGTGATTACAGATAGGGACACAGAGAGGACTACATATAGTGGTCATAAGGTCACTCTAAGCACCACATCTAGTGGTAACACCTAGAGTTAACCCAATGTCTCACATAAGGATTGACATTAAGTAAACCATAAGTTATCATAAGGGGTGGCACTCTTTGGGTGGGACTGAAGGAGGCCATAGGGGGAACTCGGTGTGTATGAACTATGAGATACCCACTCAGATTTTTCTGTAGGATTCTTAAAGGGTACATCAAGTCTCTCATAAGGTTAACCACAGAGGCTCTATCATAAGGTGAGACCCTAAGAGACCCTGTAGACCATAGAGGGTACATAAGGGTTACTCTTAGAGTTGACTTCTTACAGTGATTATAGGGAAGATGTATATCGACCATAATCACTAAGAGCGCATTAAGCGCCGATGAGCAGTCTAAGGAACACAAGTGAGTAGAGAACAAAGCAGAGTCTCCAGTTCACCGATGTGTTCAGCACTAGATGCGAGACCAATGGAAGCAGCAAGTACAACGAGAAATTTATAGGTCACTCGATGCGTTGCCAGTGTCTTGAGCACGGTTAGTAAGCGCATAGAGCGTCCTCCTTGTTATACTTGATGGTTACACTGATAGTGGGGATGTAATTACTATTACTATCATCCCTCACTGTAAGGGTCTCTTAGAGTTAGTCACTAAGTATGCACTTTGCATATGCAGTCTTTAAGTGTCTTTAAGTTGTCTTAGGGTGCCCTTCCCAATAGTGAGTCGTATTAATTTCTTCATGTATATCAGTAAGTTACTTAACGGTAACGTAGCGGTACTAAGTGCTTACCTATGCACCTTTCCCGCATACTTATCTATTACCACTCAATGAAGCAGCTAGAGTCTCCATCGTCCTCGTAGTAGATGTCCACGCCACCAACATCGTAGCTATGGATAGCATCACCACCAATGGTCTGTTTCTCCATGTGGTGTTCAAGGAACTCAAGGGTCATCTCTTCTTCACCTACACGGCTGTCCACAAGCATCCCTTCACGCAGGAACTCGATACCCAATGCGATAGCATCAAGTCGGTCATCGTGTGCCACAGCGCCTCGCTCACGGGTCATACGGGTCATCTGATAGAACGCACTGTAGCGAACATCATGTTTCCCATCAAGGTCACGAGCAGTCTGGTAGTCCTCACGGATAACCTCATCACGAATGACCAGCTTGTGCGCACCCATCAATGGTTCGATAGTATCGCAGATTCGCACCTCCTTCATGCCTTTAGCACGGATTTCCTCTAAGGCACACTTGTGGTGCTTCAGGAGAATCGGAGAGAAAATCTTACCGAACATACCATCACCGAAGTTGGACTCGTGGACGACTGTCTGTACCTTCCACTGCTTGGCCTTCTTAGCGAGCTTCTCTAGGGTAGCATCATCGTAACCACCACGGAACCCACCGACTTCCATCAAGTAGATATAACCGTTAAGTGAGTACAGGACTGCATACCCGGTCTCATCCTTACCACGACCACTTGGGTCAATGACCAGAATCTTAGACTGATACTCAGCGGTACGAGAAGAGCACGTATGGAACGCATGGATGTCATCACCCTTCAGACCAACGTTAGGGAGTTCCTCATTGCGGTTCTGACGGTTCGGCAACCACTGGTAAGACAATGGGGCACGTTCAGGGTCCACAGCGCACACGATAGCGTCACGGAGTCGTAGCGGGTACTTCTCGGCATCACTAAGGTTCGGGTTAAGCATGAACTGAAGCGTGTAGCCAGCTTTGCCATATTCGAGTTCACGTTCACGGAGGTCATCCATATCGAATCGAATAGGGTCAGTAGGTTGACCACGAAGTAACTCAAAGCCTTCATCGTATTCAGCCTTAAGCATCGGAGCCAAGCGGTCCCCATAGTAGAGAGCCTCAGCGTCATTACGTGGATACTGTGCAGGCCAGATTACAGTGCTGTACCCTTTGTTATCCTCAAGTTCCTTGTAGAGCGTCATCTCGGTTTGAGGTGTGCCAAGGTAGATAACACGAGAGGTAGGCAGTGGCTTAAGTAACGCAGCAAACTCAGTTACCAACGTCCAGAGCTTCTCACGGGCCGAACTCGTAGAGCTATTGCCGGGAACCTCAACGTCATCTGCAATGATGATGTCAGCACGGCTACCAGTTAACTGACCAGTGATACCCACAGACTTCACAGAGGGTGAGTGGTCGGGTTTCGCCAAGCCAACGTCGAAGCTAATCACAGAGTCACGCTGTCCCGGTCGAGGTTTTAACTCAGCGAGGAATGGCAGCAGGTCAATGATGTTCTTGATGAAGATGGAGTTAGCGTCAGCACGTTCCTTAGAGGCAGACACGATGAGCACCTTAAGTTGAGGATCACGCCATAAGACCCACACAACGAACGCACAGGTGATAAAGGACTTGCCGATACCACGGAACGCCTGAAGGATAAACTTCTTGTGGTCACCATTAGCGAGTGTACGTGCCATATCAATCTGACACTTGGTTGGTTTAGGTAAGTTCAGAGCCTTCCATAAGACGAATAAGAAAGCAACAAAATCACCCTTAAGTTGCGCAATGATTAACGCATTCTTAGCTTCTTGGGATTGTGACATTACTTAGCCTCCTTCTTAGTTTGCATTTCTTTGATTGTATCTTGGAGCGCACGAATCCACGCATCCCCTCTTTGAGTTACTCCGATAAGACGCTTACTAAACTCTTCGTCAAGTTCGGCTCGACCATCAACGAGGCATCCACCGTTAGCTTGGAGTTCTCGTGAGGTGGCTGATAGTTTGACGCGCAGCCGCTTACCATCGTTACGCAAATCATTAATGACCCTATCAGTGCTGCCTTCCAGCGCCGCAAGGTCTTCTTGGTATTGTCGTGAGACTTCATTGAGAGCAGCCTGTTTATCCGCAGTCGCCTCAACTTTCTTAACGTACTCATTGTGCACCTCCTGTTCCCATTTAGTGTTAGCCTTGTCATAGCCGTGGTTGTACGCAAGGGTAATTCCCAAGGCAAACGCAGCGATTATGGCGTATCTCTTTAAATTCTTGAGCATAACTACCCTCCCATATTTCCAGATTTCACGCACAGTCGCCGTGAGTTGTGATAAAATATCATAAAGACCACTAGATGTAGTGGCCTTGAGTTATTCTATCAATTCAGTGTGTACTTCTCATCTTCAGTGAGACCATCAGCACCCACTAGGTTCTGGTACTCTTCGAGTCCATCTGCCAGTCCACCAAGGATGTTACGGTCTGGCTGTAACTTGGAGACTTGGAACTTGTGGCGCTCTAATAGTTTCCCGATAGCGTTGTACAGTTGAGGTGTGCGCTTATCGTCATCCTGAAGGTCTTTCAGCATACGTTGAGCCATCTCAGTGTCCAGCATCTCAAGGAATTGAATTAAGGACTTATCGTTAGACATCTTTACCCTCCTTCTTCCATTTGATAATCACATCGACTACCTTGGCACCAATTTGAGCCACTGTGTAGGCAATTGCGGCTACATAGAACCACTCGTTAAGTGACAGTCCGAAGAACAGTCGGGCAGCACCATCGGCTACCCCTGTCCCTACAATCGGAGCCGCCTTAACAACTTCATTGTTGAAGTCTAAAGACAACATAATAACCTCCTATTAGCTTATGGATTTCAACTCAGCCATGAGCCTTAGAAGGTCTGCCTCGATGTCTGCTTTGGTTCGAACCACTGGTTCTTCTTTATAAAACTTCTCACCATCAAATCGAACACCGAAAGTGTTCTCAGGGAACGGGAAGTCATCTGTTAGAATCAATATGCCACCATCGGCTGGGGAGTTCATCCCGTTGACCGACTTAGTGGTAGCCCAATTGACGAAGCCATCTTTAACCCCGATGACCCACTTAAGGTCTCGGTCGTCCAGTTCGACCATCATCTTATACCAGTCGATACCGTCTTCATTAAAGATGTCGTAAGTGGAGATTCCGGTATCCTTATCAGTAACCACAGTGTACTTCCATCCTTTGTAAATCTTCATAATAATGTCTCCTTATCCAATAGAGGCAACCTGACGTTGCGCGCCGTTGTGATACCCAATCCACATACCCCGGTGTTGCATACCAGAGCACACGCCACCAGTGTTCAGAACGATACCAGTACATACGTGACCGGAGCCTACAGTAAGTTCTTGATAGCTACCATTGTGGGGATACCACTCAGGG